GACCGCGCCGGTGCATGTCGCCAAGGGGCTGACGGTCAGCCAAGCGCGCGCCTTCCGGATCATGGACAACCGCTCCAGCGAGAACGCCGAGTGGGACAAGGACCTTTTGAACCTTGAACTGGCCGACCTGCTCGAGGCGGATTTCGACCTCGGCCTTACCGGCTTCACCGAAGATGAGCTGAACGCGTTGATGTCGAGCCTCGATGCAGACACCGGTCCGCAGGAGGGCGAGGACGATATCCCTGAAACCCCTGAAGATCCGATCAGCCGTCCCGGCGATCTCTGGATCCTCGGCAACCACCGGCTGCTCTGCGGCGACAGCACGGTGGTGACCGATTACGAAAAGGTACTCGGGGGCGTGAAGGCAGATCTCTGCTTTTGCGATCCACCCTATAACGTTGATTATGCCGGTGGTGTTGGGGCTGAAAAAGCGGGCAAGGGCCGTCGTATCAAGAATGATGCACTGGGCGATGCATTCGGGCAGTTTCTGAACGACGCCTGCGTGCTGATCAACATGCACACCGATGGCGCCGTTTACATCTGCATGTCGTCCAGCGAGCTGCAGACACTGCAGGCAGCATTCAAGTCCGCAGGTGGTCATTGGTCGACCTTCATCATCTGGGCGAAGGACCGCTTCACGCTGGGTCGCGCCGATTATCAGCGGCAATATGAGCCGATCCTCTATGGCTGGCCGGAGGGCGTGAAACGTCACTGGTGTGGCGATCGCGACCAGGGCGATGTTTGGAATATTCAACGGCCATCAAAGAATGACCTGCACCCTACAATGAAGCCGGTGGCATTGGTTGAACGCGCTATTCGGAATTCGAGCCGGAAAGGCGATCTTGTCTTCGACCCTTTTGGTGGCAGTGGCACGACGCTGATCGCCGCGGAAAAGACCGGTCGCCATGCCTCATTGATCGAACTCGACCCAAAATACGTCGATGTCATCGTCCGTCGATGGCAAGAGTTCACTGGTCGAGAGGCGCAGTTGTCGCAGACGGGACAGACCTTCGGTGACATCGAACGGAGCCGGGAGGCGGGACATGCAGCAATCGCTGTTTGAGCATCTGGGATTTGATTTGCCCGACAGCGAGTTTGACAGGCCAGACGTCGAATGCAGTGATGATCTGGAAGTTGGCAAGGCCGCCGAGCACTTGGTCTGTGCCGACCTCATCATGAGCGGCTATCGCGCGTTCTTGAGCGATCAAGGGCTGCCATACGATATTTTGGTGGATGTCGATGGGGCGTTGCTTCGCGTTCAGGTCAAATCAACCCGGAAGCCGAAAAACCATGACCCCAAGACAAGGGTCACGCCCGGGTATTTGTTCCAACTTCGACGCGCCGGCAAAGGTGGGCGGCGTCGGTATCCGGAAAATGCCTTTGATCTTTACGCCCTCGTTGCGCTTGACCGGCAGGCGATCGCTTATCTGCCGGCCGCCGACTGTTCCAATCAAACCATTGCGCTGCGCGTTCCCGGTGAACGTTACCTCCAAAATGGCAGCATGAATCGGGAGTTTCAGGAAGCGAGTTTTCGGCATGCCCTGAGCCGCTTGGGGTTTGAGGTATGAAGCAGTCCCGCCTGGTGTCACTCCTCGAAGCAATGACGAATGTCGCCGTCGGCTACATCTTGGCCATCATTACGCAGATTGTGGTGTTCCCGTGGTTCGGTCTTGAGGTCACGCTCGGTGAGCATCTGGCTATCGGCTCGGTGTTTGTCGCGGTATCCTTGGCGCGAGGGTATTTGCTGCGGCGGCTGTTCGAAAGGCTCAGGGTTGCCAGTCAGCCCGGCGACCATGGCGGATATGTAGAACCTGAACAGACCCGTCGATGACGGCGTAATAGACGCGCCAGCGCGTCGCCGCGCCGTAGAGCGCTCGGCGGATCGGTAGATCGAATTCACGCGATTCCGGGGCAATGGGATGCACATCTGGCATTGTGCCGAGGGCGAGAATTGTGTCGCGGATGCCCGCTAACCATTCATCTGCGGCCCTTGGGTTGCGATCGCGCAGGTAGTTCCATGACGCATTTAGATCATCTGCCGCATTTGGCGTGATGATTACGGGCAGCGAGGAAGTCATTTGGTCCGCGCGAGGCCATCGAAGAACGTGTTAGCATCGGCGCCCTCACCGGCGCGAGCCTGCGCCAGTCCCTTGCGGATACCGGCCACCGTCTCGGCATAGTCGAGCTGGTCCTGCATCTCTTGCCAAGCGGCGGCGTCCATGACGACGACTGACGGCTTGCCGTTCACGGTCAGGATCTGCGGCCGACCCGTCTCCTTGATCTGGGCGATCAGGCGCGCCGAATCCCGTTTGAATTCGGTCAACGGGCTGATGTCCTTGGTGATGTTCATAGAAAACCTCCCGGTGCGCATCTAATTCAGTGCGAATATAATGCGGATTTCGATGCGCGTCGAGGGATGCCGATCAGTTCGTCACGAAACCGCAGCGGCATCATTCCCGTTTCCGAGGCGCCAGCAGCGCGCATGGACCGGCGTTCCTATTGCAGCAAAGGAGTGGTTCCCCTGATTGTGGCGTATGTGCCAGTAAAATGAGCCAAATCCGATGCATACTGTTGGTATGTGAATGTCGGCCCTACGGAAAAAATGGGCCAGCGCTAGGCTGGCCCAGTCAGAGGCAACTTGGCGGCCGAGCAGGTCCGCCAGTGGGCAGAGAATCATACAGGCAAGATTCTCACGTACTTGTTGGCGAATAAGGCTCTGAGTCAGCAAGTTACCTTGCGATCTTCATGTGAAAGAGTCACCGGAACGTCACAGGTCTGGACCAGATGACGGCCAGTGCCGCCTGAGGTGAAGCCTTGCACACCGACTGGATCCGCCGATGAAGGCGCGCCACCGGTTGCGGGATTGTCGGAGGTGATCTGGTCAGGGGCTTTCGCCTTGTGCAGCGGCTGCGGCAAAATACTGCACCCAACCGGTCAGGTAGGGCAGCCCTGCGGGGATGCCCTCAAGACGCTGGGTCTGCGCAGAAATGCGCCAGGCCTGCCATTTGGTGATGCTGGACTTGATGGCGCTTTCGCTGTCGGGGGTTCCACTTTGCAGGGCCCCCATCACCTCATCTGCGAAGTGGCGCCCCATGCGGCTGTCCAGAAAATCGTGAACCCCTGCGAGGTCTTCTTCGCTCTTTGCGTTAATCGCGGCGGCGATCAGATTTGAGGCCAGCGCCCAGACTTCTGTGCTCCGCCGCTCGCGGAGGGGGCAGGTGGTCAGTGTCCCGAAGAAGCCAGCGTCTTCGTTGCGGCTGTGCAGAATGGGGTGTTCGGTCATGGCTGCTTCCGGCGGGTGAGTTGCATCGTTTTCTTGGGATCAGCTTCGCTCTGCTTGGGATGCATATCCAGTCGTATCGCAGCAATTCCATGGCTTTAATCGGATTGGCGGGGTCACCAAATGTCGGCAGCCACGCAACCGATCGGCGTCATCGCGCGGCTGCTTGATCTCTCGGAACGGCGGGTCCAGCAACTGAGCCGCGAGGGGGTGATCCCGAAGGCCGAACGCGGGCAATACGACCTGATCGGCTCGGTGCGGGGCTATGTCCGGTATTTGCGCGATCAGGCGCTGAAAGCGCAGGCAGGGGCACCGGATTATGCGGCTGAGCGGGCGCGGTTCATCCGGGCGCGTGCCGACCTCGCCGAGATGGAGGCTGAAGAAAAGCGTCGTTCCCTGATCGCCGCCGACGAAATCGAGGCCGCTTGGGTTGCCGTGCTGGCGCTCCTCAGAACCCGCCTCTTGGCGCTGCCAGACCGGCTGGCACCACAGGCTTTTGACCAACCCACCGTCGGAGACACCCGGAATCTGATCCGAACTGCGATCCGCGAGGTGCTTGATGATCTCGCAGAACCAGAAATTGACTTCGAAGCTGACATTGGTGGGGTCGCCGATCCTGAAACGGACGGTCGCGAAGGCCTTGGCGGTCTTGAGGCCGCCACCGGATCTGACAATCAGCGATTGGGCGGATCAGAACCGCAGGCTGAGTTCTGAGGCCAGCGCTGAGCCCGGTCAATGGCGCACTGCCCGTGCCGAATACCAGCGCGGGATCATGGAGGCGGTCTCGGATGCAAGCACCGAAACCGTTGTCATTATGTCCAGTTCACAGGTGGGCAAGACGGAAGTGGTGAACAACTGTGTCGGCTACCACATCGACCAGGATCCGGCACCGATCATGGTGGTGATGCCGACCGAGCGGGATGCGGAAACTTGGTCGAAGGACCGCTTCTCGCCGATGGCGCGGGACACGCCCTGTTTGCAGACCAAGATCGCCAACCCGAAGTCTAGGGACGGCAACAACAAGATCCTGCACAAGCGGTTTCCGGGCGGGCATCTGACCATCGTCGGGGCCAACGCACCCTCGGGGCTTGCGAGCCGCCCGATCCGATTGCTCTTGTGCGACGAGGTGGACCGCTATCCCTTCAGCGCGGGGGCCGAGGGCGACCCGGTCAATCTCGCGAAGAAGCGGACGGTGACGTTCTGGAACCGCAAGATCGTGCTGGTCTCGACGCCGACCAACAAGGGCGCCAGCCGGATCGAGGCGGCTTTTGAGGAAAGCGACCAGCGCCGGTATTGGGTGCCGTGCCCGGTGTGCGGTGCGGAACAAATCCTGACCTGGGGACAGGTGAAGTGGGACAAGGACGAGAACGGCGGCCATCGCCCCGAAACAGCGCGCTACCACTGCGCGGACTGCGATGCGCCCTGGAAGGATGAGACCCGCTGGGCCGCAATCTCGAAGGGCCGCTGGATCGCAGACGCGCCATTTAACGGGACGGCTGGCTTCCACCTGAACGAGATCTATTCGCCCTGGGTGCGGCTCGAGGCCATGGCCAAGGCGTTTCTGTCGGCGCGCGCCGGTGGGGACGAGACGATGAAGACCTTCATCAACACCTCTCTCGGCGAGACTTGGATGGAAAGTGGGGAGGCGCCGGACTGGCAGCGCCTCCAAGGGCTGAAGGAAGATTGGCGCGCGGGCACGGTGCCGGCGGGAGGATTGTTCCTGACCGCGGGCGCTGACGTCCAGAAGGACCGGATCGAGGTCGATATCTGGGCCTGGGGCAGGGGTCTGCAAAGCTGGCTCATTGATCACATCGTCATCGACGGCGGCCCGGGCGAGCAAGCCTGTTGGCAGAAGCTTTCTGACCTTCTTGGCCGAACTTGGGCTCACGCGAGCGGCACGACGATGACGATTGCGCGGCTCGCGATCGACACCGGTTATGAAACGGCCGCAGTCTACGCCTGGGCGCGGCAGGTGGGCTTTGGACAGGTCGCGCCGGTGAAGGGCGTGGAAGGGTTCAATCGGGCAAGCCCTGTGACAGGGCCGACGTTTGTGGATGCGACGATCGCGGGCAAACGTCTTCGCCGAGGTGTACGGCTTTGGACCATCGCCACCTCGACGTTCAAGGCCGAGACTTATCGCTTCCTGCGGCTTGATCCGCCGGAACCCAGCCCGGTTGGTGGAGAGACGTTTCCTCCCGGCTTTCTCCATCTGCCGGGCTGGGTCGACGCGGAATGGCTGAAGCAGCTGACGGCCGAGCAGCTGGTCTCGGTCAAGAACAAGCGCGGCTTCGCGAAACTCGAATGGCAGAAGCTGCGGGAACGCAACGAGGCACTCGACTGCCGTGTCTATGCCCGGGCAGCCGCTTGGATCCTCGGGGCCGACCGCTGGTCGGAGGCGCGGTGGGAGGAATTGGCGGCGCAGTTCGAGGTCACTAGCGCCGGGCTGAATGCCAAATCGGCTCAGCCGTCGCAGACCCGCATGGCACAGGTTCGCCGCATCGCACGGTCAACTTATATGGGATAAGCCCGCGAGTTCAGTGTAGCCGTTTTGTGCGACTGCGCTCAAAGGCCTCGAGAGCAGCTTTGCGCTTCTGGGCGATGGTGCGGACATTTTCGATTATGCGCTCTGCGCCGAAATCGACTGGATTGAAGGGGCCGCCATACCAGCGAACGAGGTCCTTCCTTTGAGGATGGTGAGGTTTTGCCATGGCCTCGATGAAGTCCATGAAGCCGGGTGGGCCGCCCACATCTTCTGGTGGGGCAGTGCGCTCGCCGTCGACAAAGAGCGGATAGTCGGTGCCTAGTGTCCCGCCGATGACCTCTTCCACGGTGATGCGATGCTGCCAGTCATCGCCAAAATCGTAGGTATAGAGCAGTTCTGTAATGCCACGATCCAAAAGGGTGCCGAGGCGCATGCTCTTGGCTTGGAAAATCTTGCGGCCCCAGGCTGTGCCGGTGAGATCGGGTTCTCCATAAACAGCTTCGCCCACTTTGAACTGGTAGAGGTGGCAGTTCTCCCAAGGCATGACTGCCTGAATGATCTCGTGCAGCGCACGGAGGTTTGTTGTCAGACTGACGTCAGCCCGCCGCCAGATGCGTGGCGCAATGTGCTCGAGTTCAATCCTGATGCGGGCGATCTTTAGGGGCATGGTGCGACCTGGCTGTGGCTTTGGTATGAAACCTAGAAGGTGATGGCGATGGCCACAATCACAGACCTGCGCGCCCGCCGTGAAGCATTGGCGGCGCAACGTGCCTCGGGCGTGGCCCGCGTCAGCTACGATGGTAAGACGGTGGACTATCGTTCTGTCGCGGAAATCGATCGAGCTATCGAGGCGCTCGACCGTGAGATCGCTGCGGCTGAAGGCCGGCGGATGGTGCGACAGGTGCGCGTGACCGCGACCAAGGGCCTCTAACCAACATGGCATTCTTGGATATTTTCCGCCGCCGGGCCACTGGCGGCCCTGAGGCCGCGCGCGCACGGCTTGAAGGCGCCATGGCCAAGCGCCGCTTACGGGGCTGGAACCCGCCCTTGGAAAACATCAACGCGTTGGTCGCCTCGGGCGGTCCGCGGCTTTTGGCGCGGTCGCGAGAATTGGTGGTCACCAACGGTTATGCCGCCAATGCCTGCGAGGCCTTTGCTGCCAATCTGGTGGGCGACGGCATCAAGCCGTCCTCGCTTATCATGGATGCGGCGCTGCGCGACCAGGTTCAGAAGCTCTGGCTTGCCTGGACGGATGAAGCGGATGCCGATGGGCTGACGGATTTCTACGGCCTGCAGGCCATGGTCGCGCGCGAGATGTTTGTGGCGGGCGAGTGCTTCGTTCGCCTGCGGCCTCGTCGCGTGGAGGACGGGCTGCTGGTGCCGCTACAATTGCAGCTTCTGCAATCCGAGATGCTGCCGTTTGAGAAAACCGAGACGGACCCGAACGGCAATCGTATTCGCTGCGGGATCGAGTTCGACCTGATTGGGCGGCGCGTGGCCTATCACTTCCGGCGCAGTCACCCGGGTGACAGCACGGATCAACGGGTGGCGGTGCCTGACACAGTCCGGGTGCCCGCTGAGGAGGTATTGCACATCTATCGGCCCATCGACGCCGGTCAGATCCGGGGTCTGCCCCATGTGGCGCCTGCCATGGTTCGGCTCTTTCTGCTGGACCAATATGATGACGCTGAACTCGACCGGAAAAAGACCGCCGCCATGTTCGCGGGCTTCATCACCAAGACGGCACCCGAAGACCCAATGATAGGTGAGGGTGAAGCCGATCTCGACGGTGCGGCCATCGCAAGCTTAGAGCCGGGTACCATGCAGGTGCTGCTGCCAGGGGAGGATGTGAAGTTCTCAAGCCCGGCGGATGTTGGCGGCGGCTATGAGGCGTTCCAATACCGGACGCTCTTGGCGGTCTCAGCTTCACTGGGTCTGCCGTATCACTTGGTCACCGGCGATGTCCGGCAGGCGAATTACTCAAGCCTCCGGGCTGAGCTCGTCGAATTCCGTCGTCGCATCGGACAGTTGCAGCACGGGGTTATGGCGCATCAACTGTGTCGGCCGATCTGGCGACGCTGGCTGGAAACGGCCGTCCTAGCTGGTGCCATCAATGTTGATCTCACCGCAGCACGACCTGTGCAGTGGATCCCGCCGCGCTGGGATTGGGTCGATCCATTGAAGGACATTCAGGCGCAGGTCTTGGCGATGGAGGCTGGGATCACCTCGCGACGCAAGGTTGTCGAGGGTACCGGCTACGATATCGAAGAGGTCGATCGTGAGAACGCCGCGGATGCCAAGCGCGCATCGGATCTGGGGCTGACCTATCGCGCCAGCCCGGGCGAGACGCAGGGTGCACGGGCCACGCCAATCCAAGAGAAAAGCCCCAATTCTAATGACGGACCGTCCGACTTTAGCCGGGAAAACAACCCCGCAGAGGAGTAACCCCATGAAATCCTGGTACACGATCCGTGCTCGCGCCTCGGGCACGGAAGTGCTGATCTATGACGAAATCGGCGCTTACGGCGTCACAGCGAAGGGCTTTCTGGCGGAGTTGGGTGCACTGCCCGATGATGCGGCCATTGATCTGCGCCTCAACAGCCCCGGCGGCTCGGTCTTTGACGCAGTCGCCATTTACAACGCGTTGAAGCGTCACGCGGGCGAGATCACGGTCTGGGTCGATGGCATCGCAGCCTCGGCCGCGAGCTACATCGCCATGGCCGGCGACACCGTCGTCATGCCGGAAAACGCCTTCCTGATGATCCACGACCCTTCGGGGCTGGTGATGGGGACGGCTGAGGATATGCGCGCCACGGCCGAGGCGCTAGACAAGGTGAAGGGCTGCCTCATTCAGGGCTATGCCGCGAAATCTGGCAAAGCTGATGAAGAGATTGCCGCCCTGATGGCAGCCGAAACCTGGCTTGATGCCAAAGACGCGCTGGATATCGGCTTTATCGACCGCATCGCCGAGCCCGTTAAACTCGCCGCCTCCTTTGATGTGGCGCGGTTCCGCAACGCGCCGCCGGCAGTAATCGATGCGGCAAGTGAACCAGAAGTGCCTGCCGTCCCTGAGCCCCAGACTGAGGGTGTCGCAGAGGCCAACACCCAAGCTGACCCTGAACGCCCGGCTGCGGAAGCGTCAAACCAGGCCGCAGGCGACGCCACAATCGCCGACGCCGCAAGCGTCCGCGCCGAAGCCATCGCCCATGCCCGCGCCGTGATTGATCTCTGCCGCCTTGCGGGGCAGCCGCAAATGGCAGGCCGCTTGCTCGAGGACGATATCGACCTTGAGGACGTCAGGGCCCGCCTATTGGCTGTGAAGGCCGCTGTAACCCCCGACATCACCGCGGCCCATGCTCAACCAGGACGCGCGGCAACCACCAACACCTGGGGCGATGTGATCGCCCGCACGTTCAAGACGAAAGGCTAATGTCTCATGACCACACTCACGGAAGGCAAACACGCGGGTGGCTTCCTCGTTTGGGAAGTTTTGCGCGATTACACCCGAGAAACCGTCACTCTTGCTTCGGGGGCAGGCAAGATTGAGCCCGGCAGGGTGCTTGGCAAGATCACCACGGGTGGCAAATACACTGGCCTTGCACCTGCCGCGACGAACGGCAGTCAGACGGCGGCCGGCATTCTCTGGGCTGGGGTGGATGCCAGTGCGGCCGATGTGCCTGGCGTCGTGATCCTGCGCGGCCCGGCCATCGTCAACCGCCACGATCTCGTTTGGCCCGTCGGTGCGACGGAGGCCCAGATCGCTGCGGCTACGACGGCGCTTGGCGCGCTTGGGATCGTGCTGCGCTGAGGCGGGGCTTTCGCCTCTCGAACATCACATCAAGGAGTTTGGCATATGGCTAGCATGGATATTTTTGAAGGCGATGCCTTCTCTGTCATCGAACTGACGCGCGCGTTGGAAAACATTCCCTTCAAGCCCGCGACCTTGTCGGGCTCGGGGCTCTTCGGCGAGCGGGGCGTGCGCACACGCACGGTCGTCATTGAAAGCCGTGATGGCACGCTTGCCCTGATCCCGTTCTCGGAGCGTGGCGCATCTTATGACCAGCAGTCGCCGGAAAGCCGGCAGGTGCGGGCCTTTGTCTGCCGTCAGTTCAAGAAGCAGGATGTGCTTTGGGCGTCCGAGATCCAAGGCATCCGCGAGTTTGGCATGGAAAGCGTGACCCAGCAGGCTCAGGCCGAGGTTGCGCGCCGGATGCGCCGTCTACGCTCGGACGCTGAGGCCACCTTTGAATACCATTTGCTGAACGGCATTCAGGGTTTGGTGAAAGATCCGCGCGATGGAGCGGTGGTCGTCAATTTTGCCACGGAGTTTGGCATCACGCCAGCGGCAGAGGTCGACTTTGATCTCGACAATACGGCACCGGCATCGGGGGCACTGCGCAAGCGGTGTCAGGCCTTGATCGAAAGCGTGGAAGAAAGCCTGGGTGGGCTGGCCGTTGGTCCCGTGCAACTGCGCGCGGAATGTGGCTCGTCCTTCTTTGCCGATCTCGTGGCCCATAAGGAAATCCGCGAGACCTATCTCAACACGGCGGCCGCGAATGAGTTGCGGGGCAGGGTGGTTGATGAGTTCACTTTCGGTGGCATCACCTTCCGCCGTTATGGCGGTAGTGCGACGATCGGTGTGCCGACGGATAAGGCCTTTTTCTATCCGCAAGGCATCGAGGGCCTTTTTGAAATCTACTTTGCGCCGGCTGACACGTTTGAGACGGTGAACACACTGGGCCTGCCGCTTTATGCGCGGATGATCCCGGACCGTGAGCGGGACGAATGGGTGCGGCTTGAAATCGAGTCGAACCCGCTGCCGATTTGCACCCGGCCACAGGTGCTGCGCAGTGCGAGGCGGACGTGATGACGGCCTTTGCTGAGGCGCTTGGGGTCCTCTTCGGGGACCTCAACCTTGCGGTTGAGATTTGGCATCGCGATGGCGAGGGGCGTTTCACGAGGGGAAGGGGTGTCCTGCGCCGTCCGGATGAAATCACCGAGTTCGGCGCGGCTCTTGTCTCAGACCACCCGGATTGATGTTCGGGTGGCGGATATTCCTGATCCCCGCCCGCAGGAGCAGATCCTGATCGGGGAAGAGACGTTCTTGATCCAGGGGGAGCCGCGGCGAGACCGCGAGCGGCTGATCTGGACTCTTGATCTCTGCCCTGCGTGACCCAGGGTGAAACTGAAGCTCAACATCGATCACGACATTGTTGCGATGATGCAAGCCGAACTCCTCGCCGGCGAAAAGGCGGTCTCGGACGCCGTTCGTGGCGCGGCGCTCCGTCTCAAGGCCGATTGGCGAGACCAGATCGCGCAAGCGGGTCTTGGGCAACGGCTTGGCCGCACTATTCGATCCGAGGCCTATCCCAAAGGGCAACCCAGCTTGAATGCGGCGGCGCTGGTCTGGTCGAACGCGCCGGTCATCGTCAGGGCGCATGACAGCGGGCCCTTGATCCGGTCGAAGAGCGGGCTCTGGCTGGCAATCCCGACGGCTGCTGCGGGCAAATCCTCGCGGGGCGGTCGGATTACCCCCGCAGAGTGGGAAAGGCGGCGCGGATTGTCGCTGCGGTTCATCTACCGGGCTCGGGGGCCGAGCCTTCTCGTGGCAGAGGGGCGGCTCAACAGTCGCGGGCTTGGGGTGGCTTCCCGTGCGAAATCCGGCCGGGGGCGGACCACCGTGCCGATCTTCCTCTTGGTGCGGCAGGTGAAACTGGCAAAACGGCTGGATCTGGCCGGGGCTGCGGAGGTGGCGGTGGGGCGTATTCCGGGGGCGATTGTCGTGAATTGGGTGGAGGCGCGCGCTTGAATTGCTTCGCGCGTTTAATAACCGGCTTCGCGCTGATGACGAATGGCAAGGATGATCGCGGTTTCTCCATCGAAGCGGTAAAGCGACACATAGCCGCTGTCGCCAAAGGTGATGAACCACTCGCGGAACTCGGGTTCCATATCCTCGACAGGTCGACCCGCCCCTGGTTGGGCACGTAAGATGTTCATGCCTTCGCGGATCGCCGCGGCAGCACGGCGGGCTGCGTCAGGGTTCTTGTCGGCAAGGAAGTGGTAAAGTCGCTCGACGTCCCGCAGGGCTGCGGGTGACCAGATCAGTTGTGGCATTCAGGACCTGTCGCCACTTCGCCCGCTTCCAACTTCGCAAGCCAGGCATCGGCTTCCTCATGCGTGACGTGTTTGCCGGTCGCCTGAAACTCCTCCCAGGCCTGAAGTCCTGCCTGACGAAATGCCTCGCGCTTCTCTTCGCGCTCAACGAACTGCGCAACGGCCTCGCGCAACATCCAGTGGGTGGAGCGATCCTTGGCATCCGCCAACCGCTTGAGGCGGTCACGGGTATCCTGATCGAGCTTCACGGCGATGGGACGGATGGCATTCATGGGGGCAACTCCCAGAGAGTATTCACGGGTATTACTTTTAGCACATCAGCCACCGACGCAGAAGTCACAATTGAATCGAAGGCGGTAAAATGCCCACCCTCCGCGAAACCATCCTCGCCGCGCTCCTCGCGCGTCTGTCAGCGCTGCCCGCCACAACCTTGCGTGGGGAGGTGCTGCCTGAACGCATCCCGGCTGCAGGCCTCTTGATCCTGCGCGACGGCGACCCCGGCGAGCCGGAGGTCACGCTGTCGCCTCTGCGCTATCACTACCGACAGAGGGCGGAACTGGAGGTGATTGTGCAATCCGCACGTGATCGGGACGGATGCTTTGACAGGCTTGTGGCTCAGGTGGGCGCAGCGCTCGCCGCCGACCGCACGTTGGGCGGTCTCTGCGATTGGGTTGAAGCGGAAGCGCCGCAACCCGTGGATCTGCCGATGGAGGGGGCGGCGCAGGCGAAGGCGGCGGTCCTCGCCATCGTACTCCATTATTCGCTGGCTGATCCGCTGGGCTGAGCGGCCGGTTCTGCGGCGGCCAATTCGGCAGGGCTCAGTTCCGTGGGCATCACCTCAACCGGCGCCATCTTGCGGATCTCCGCATCAAGGATCGCCCCGGCTTCAACTGCGAGCGTTTTATATTGCAGCGATCCGGTCAGCTGCCCTGCCGTTCCGACCGTTACATCCTCGACAAAGGCGGAGCCTTGAACGGACCCGTAGATCTTGGCCTCAAGCGCTTCAACGTCCCCGATCACCTCAGCACCTTGCTGAAGGGTCAGAGCGGCGGCTCTGATATTGCCTGTGACTTTGGCCTGAACCACCAAAGTCCCGGCATGGCGGATATCCCCGGTCACTTCGAGATCTGCCGCCAGAAATGATGGTTTTGCCGAATGCCGTGCTGTGCTGTTCATCGAAGTCCTGCTTTGTCATCTGCCGCCACTGCTGGCGCTGAAAAAATCTATTGCCCTAAGCATGAAGAGCCTTCGGCCTCGGCGCAACATATAGGGATTTGGGCATAAGATACCAAAAACGATACCGGCGCCTCAAACGCACGCAGGGCGACGGAACGAGAGAGAGCAGCTCCCCGGGTCAGCAGGTGCCGTAAAAGCCGCCAGAGTAGCGGCAATATTCTGTCGCGACACCCATAGAGATCATGGCTTCGGCGATGTCGCGGCCATTTGGTAAGAAACACTGGCCGACGAGGCGCTGGTAACGATCGATGTCGATGAGGACGCAGGTCAGCGGTTGGCCGGCGATCAAGCCGTGTATCGCCTTGGTGGCGGCGGAACCGCCGCGCTCATCACGCTCCGGCGCATCGAGGCCCCAGACGCGGATGGCAGGGTCCACGCCACTCAGATGAAACGTGTCACCATCTGTGACGCGTGTCACGGTGCCAGAAAACTCTTCGGCGTTTGCCGCGGTCGGCGCGAGGGCTGCGGCGAGGCACATCGCCCCTACCGCCGCGAAAGTAACGCCCCGCGAGACACCCGTGTCGGCCAAGCCAGCCATATATCTGGACAATCTGTTCATTCTGCACCCCCGCTCAGGAAGCTGGCAGGCCGTGCGGTGAACACAATCTATCTTAAGAGGGAGGAAGAGGATGGCACGAGCCCATGCGCGCGGGCATCAGCCACGAGAGCGAGCTCTAACCGCGACAGAGGACTTATTGACGTTATCAGGCAATTCCAGAACCTTACTGTTTACGCGCAACGCGGCGGGCGTGGGCCGCGGCATTGTACCGCCACCTGTAATCACTCGGTGTTGATGGCATTATAAGCTCACCTTCCTCACACAGTACGGAAAGATGCTTTCCGCGATGGCGCAATCCGATGACACTCAAGCCATTCGAAACGCAGATTGCCCGGCATTCACGCATGTGCTTATTCATTTGGAGCCTCCATGAGGCGATCCGCTAAATAGGCTTCGGCAATCCATGCGACGCGTTCAGAAGTCCTATTCGGTGACATCAACTCAAGTGGGATGTCGCGCACGAGCACCTCACCCAATGAGATCGCTTCAGTCGCGGCAGAATCGTTGGCATCAGCACAAAATGGTATCAGATCAGTAAGGGCGTCATCGTCGTTCAAATTGTAGCAAATGTCGTCGATATGGCACCCATAAAGATCAAGTTCCCGCCCCGCTTTCCCAGCAAGCTCCTCAAGCAATTCGAAGAAAGGATGCTGCTCGACGCACTCCGTAGTGCGATTGCTTGGATCACTGCTGTAGGGGCCGGATGCACCACTCGCGAGATCGCGCGCTTCGATGGACTCAATCTCTGCCCAGTAGAGTTCCAGTGCTCCATCTTTTACCCAGCGGATCTCCTCCTCGTGCTGCGCAGGGGCAGCCTTCAATGATGCCTCCAAAGACGCATACCAATCCTCAATCCGGGAGCGGCGCTGCTTCAGACTTATCTGCGCAACGATGGTGAACAGCATTGGAGCGTAGGCAATCAACGTTCGCACCGAGACATTGTAATGATGTGAAGTCATCCACAAGCGGTTCAGAGTAAGGCCGTCCATATCGACAACAAGGCGCTGCATCCCCGGGGCCACTTTGCTCTTGCCGATAAGAGCGTCTGAAGGCGGTTTGAGCAAAGTCTCCAAATCGACACCAAGCGCTACCGCAAGCTTTTCAACATTGGAGGGACGGAGTTCTTCCTCAAGACGGATCCGCCCAATGGTTTTGGTCCCGATCTTTGACTTTCGAGAGAGTTCGGTCCGGGTCATGCCGCGCTCGCGAAGGAGCGCTTCAAAAGTTTCTACATTGATACGCAAGTCAATATCTCCTCTGTTCTGCCCGATATGATCAATAGGTCACATATACGCAGGCCACAATGGAAATTTAGTAACCAAATTTCACCAAAAATCCGTCATGCTCCTGCTTTTTTGTTTGCGTCTGGGTGAGAAAGTGACGCTGTGGGGTAGATATATCCGTCGTTTTGTATCCATCCTCCCTCACTCGCCATCTTTCTGACCATCATACTCCAGAGAAACCTAAGGCGCGGCTTGCCTGATTCTCTGAGCGCGAATGCATCTTTGTTCAGTAAAGGAACTTCCAATGGCACGAGCCCATGGGGCGCGGGCGCAGATGGCGCTTGCGTTTGAGACCACCTATGGCACCGCCCCCACAACGGGGTTCCGGGTGGTGCCTTTTGCCAGCACGACGCTCGGCTCCGAGCAGCCGCTGATCACCTCGGAGCTTTTGGGCCAGGGGCGTGACCCGCTGGCCCCGATCAAAGACGCGGTGACGGCAGATGGCGATGTCGTGGTGCCGCTTGATGTTGAGAACTTCGGCCTTTGGCTGAAGGCGGCCTTCGGGGCCCCGACCACCACCGGCACCACGCCGAAGACCCATACGTTCCAATCCGGCAACTGGGCGCTGCCGAGCATGGCGATCGAGACGGGTATGCCGGAAGTGCCGCGCTATGCGATGTATGCGGGCTGTGTTTGCGATCAGCTCAGTTGGCAGATGGCGCGCTCGGGACTGCTGACCGCGACCGCCCGCCTGGTGGCCCAGGGCGAGAGCGTCGCTGCCGCCTCGGCGGCAGGCACGCCCACCGCGCTTTCGCTGCAACGCTTTGGCCACTTCAACGGGTCGATCAGTCGCAACGGGGTGCCGCTTGGCAATGTCATCTCGGCTGAGGTGACTTATTCCAACGGCCTCGACCGGATCGAGACAATCCGCTCGGATGGCAAGATCGAGGGGGTTGATCCTGGCATGGCAGCGCTGACCGGCAAGATCGAGGCCCGCTTTGCCGACACCACGCTGATCACCCAAGCGATGGATGGCACGCCTTGCGAATTGGTCTTCGGCTGGAGCCTGGGGGCCAATGCCAGCTTCAGCTTCACGGCGCATGCCGTCTATCTGCCGCGGCCCCGGATCGAGATCCCGGGTCCGCAGGGGATTCAGGCCACCTTTGATTGGCAGGCAGCCAAGGCGGCAAGCCCCGCTCGCATGTGTACCGCCACCCTCGTCAACACTGTCACCTCCTATTGAGAGGATCTCTTCCGCCATGCTGACCCTTGATCTTTCCAGCGCACCGTTCTGGTGCGAGCTCCTCCCCGGCCTGCGGGTCAAACTCCGGCCGTTGACCACGGCGCTGATGGTCGCCAGCCGCGCGGATCCTGCGATTGCCGCCCTCACCGAAGGGGTGGCGCCTGAAGAGGCCGCCCTTGCTATGGCCAAGGCGCTGGCGCGGCGCGCGATCCTCGACTGGGAGGGCGTTGGCGATGCCACGGGGGAGGCCTTGCCGGTCAGCCCCGAGGCGATCGACGCGCTTCTCGATGTGTGGCCGGTCTTTGAGGCCTTCCAGACCCGCTATGTCGCAAAAGGCCTGCTCTTGGATGCCGAAAAAAACGCCTCATCGCCCTTGCCGATTGGGAGTTCGGCGGGGGCGGCGGCTATTGCGCCGCCTGTGGGCCCGTCTGCCCCGACTGCCCCGCAAGGCTGAACGCGCCGCAGACTTGGGAGGGCGCGCAAGTCTGGGACCTCGTTCAGCGCCTAGGCGGGCAGCTGCGCCTCATCACCGGTGCGGTGATCGGTTGGGATATGGGGGCCGCACTGGCGCTCGGGGCGGCGCTTGGCATCCCGGCGCTTGCGGTTGCGGAGCTCATGCCGCCCATCGAGGCTGTGATGGTGCGCAAGATCAATGAAGCGATGCAGGCTGACGCTGGCGGCTAATCTGTCAGGCTTTGCCCTGCTTAGGCCGCTCGAAGGGGCTGGATTCCTGTGAGGTCTACCTTCTCGCGGGCGCGGGCCAAATCCCAGGACCGTTGCAGGTTCATCCAGTATTCTGGCGTGGTGCCAAAGAAGGTTGCAAGACGCATGGCCGTGTCGGCAGACAAGGTCGTCTCGCCCTTGACCAGCCGTTCGATCCGGGTGCGCGGCACAGCCAGGCGCTTTGCTAGGGCTGGCGCACTCATCGCCAGCGGCTCCAGATAGAGCAACGAGAGCACTTCACCAGGATGGGAAGGATTATGCAGCAGGCTCATCGTGTCTCCTTTCAGTGATAATCTACAAGTTCAACTTCGGCTGGACCTTGATCTGTCCAGACAAAACAAATGCGCCACTGGCCGTTGATGCGGACCGAATGCTGGCCGATCCTGTCGCCAACCAAGGCTTCCAGATGGTTGCCCGGCGGAAAGCGCAAGTCTTCCAAAACAACCGCCGCATCCAACGCAGAAAGCATAGCACGCGTTCGCCGTACCAGATCCGCCGGAAAGCCTTTGCCGAAACGGCCAGAGAGCGCCTGCTCAGTCAGTTTGCCGCGAATGCTGATGATCATGTCAAGCATGTATCATGCCGTGATACGAAAATCAAGGAGCCCGAGCCATGTCACAAAAAAAGGTCTCCGTCCGGCTTGTCGCCGTGGAGGCTGTCAGCCCTTGATCTTCTCGATCAGGGTGACCCCCGGCAGGCCCTCGAAATGCTTGTCGCAGGTCAGCAGTTCCGCTCCTTTGGCGCGGGCGGTCGCAAACATGATGGCATCGGCCGTTGCAAGCTTGTGGTTGCGGCAGGCCTCTGCCGCCGCGATAGCGATTTCTGTATCGAGCGGCACCACTTGGCAGACTTGGGTAAAGGCAATGACCTGATCTGCCTTGTCCTCGCCCGCTTCCCGCGTCAGCCACTTTGCCAGTTCCAGCTGAACCATGCTGGGGACAAGCCAGTCGGACTGTTCAGGCAGATGCGCCGCCAGTTTGTCGCCGGTCGGGGACCCGATCAGCCATTCGATCCAAGCGGATGTATCGACGAGGATCATCAGAAGCGGTCCGCTCGATCACGGTAATCGGCGGAAGATGCGCCACGTACCAGTCCCTTCAAGGCATCGCGTTTGGGGACCGGGACCAGTAAGACGCCAGTACCCTTCGGAATGAACGCAAAGGTCAGACCTGCCTCCCAATGCTGGGCACTGCGGATCGCCTTCGGGATCGAGATCTGGAACTTGGAGGAAAGGGTCGCGGTCTCGGACATGATCATACGCCTCCATGATCGATGTCGATAACGTAAGATGACTATAGCCCAAAATCAAGGATCTCGCCTCCATGTCAGAAAAGAAGGTCTCTGTCCGGCTTGTCGCTGTCGGCGGCCGACAGGTGCGGGCCGAGCTCGAAGGGATCGGCGAGGCGGGCGCGCGCGGCTTTGGCCGGCTCTCGTCCGAGATGACCGCGGCCAATGCGCGGCTCGCGGGTTTTGCCAGCAAGGCCGGGATTGCGCTGGCCGCCTTGACCACTGCCGCCACGGCGGCCGGAGTTGCAATGATCCAGTCAGGCCTCGAGGTGATCGGGGCACAGGCGGATATGGCAGCCTCGCTTGGCACAACAGTAGAAAGCCTGCAGGTGCTAACCTGGGCGGGGGAGTTGGCCGGGGTCTCGCTCGGAGAAATCGAACAGGCGACAAAAAAGCTGACGACGCGGCTTTCTGAGGCGGCGACGGGGTCAGGCACGGCGGTGAAGGCGCTGGCGCGTTTGAACCTGACGGCGACGGATCTGCAGGCTTTGCCTTTGGATCAGCGGATCGTCGCCATTCAAGAGGCGCTGAACAGGCTTGTCCCGGAGGCCGAGCGCGCGGCGGTGGCCTCGGACCTCTTTGGCGACAAGGCAGCACTGGCGTTCCTGCGGGTCGATCCCGCGACCTTGCGCGAGGCGGCAAGGGATGTGCGCGACTTTGGCGTGGCGGTGAGTGCTGCCGATGCGGTCCAGATCGAACGGACGGGGGATGCGATTGCGAAGTTGAGCCTGATCTGGCTCGGCCTCACGAACCGTCTGACGGCGGCGGTTGCGCCGGCGCTGGAAGCGGTGGCCAATGCACTTGCAGACATGGCACGCGGCACGGGACCGCTGGGACAGGCGATCAACCTGGTCTTCGACAACCTTGGACGGCTTGTGACTTATGCCAGCACATTCGCCGCGCTGATGGCCGGGCGCTGGGTCGTGGGAATGGCTGCGGCCGCGCTGTCGGTCAAAGGCCTTGCGACCGGGCTCGTGGTTTTGCGCGGGGCGCTCATTCGCACCGGCATCGGCGCGCTGATCGTGGGCGCAGGGGAGCTCGTCTATCAGTTTACCGAGCTTGTCGGCAAAGTCGGTGGGGTTGGTGCAGCCTTTGGCCTTCTCAAAGAGGTGGCTGTGGAAGCCTGGGATCGTCTGACGCTAGCGGCGACAGCCTCTTGGTCCCGTGTCGAGGCTGGCTGGGCCGGGGCGCAGGCCATGATCTACGAGGGACTGCAATCGGCACTGGCAGCCATGGTGGGCTGGGGCAATTCTGCCGTGGGCAGCTTCCAAGGCGCCTTTGATGCGGTGAAGGCGATCTGGGGGGCGCTGCCGCAAGTGATTGGCGATTTTGCCTATCAAGCCGCGAACGGTCTGATCGATGGCGTCGAGGCGATGTTGAATGCTGTAGTCACCCGCATCAACCGCTTCATCGAAGGCTTGAACGCGGCGCTGGACCTGCTGCCGGACTGGGCCACCAGTGAGGGCGGCATCAAGATCGGCACGCTTGATGCCGTCGATCTTGGCGGCATTGCCAATCCCTTCGCAGGGGCGGCAACGGCCGCGGGCACAGCGGCGGCTGATGCCTTCCAGGCGGCGATGGGCAAAGCTTACGTGGATACGCCTGACCTCTTCGGCGGCATGGCAGCGGCGGCGCGCACCCGGGCGGATGGCTATGCTGAGGCGGCGGGGATGCTCTCGGAGGCTGCCGCCAAGCCGATGACAGCTTGGGCCGCGCTGAAATCCGCGATCTTCGGCGCGGGCACCGAGGGGGAAGCGGCCTTGGACCAAGCCGCCACTGCCGCCGACGCGCTGTCGGACGGATTAGACAATGCCGGCAAATCTGCCGGTGGGGCTGGAGGGGCTGCGAAGCACGCGGCGGATGAGGCGGCCACGGGATGGGCGGCGGTCACGAAGTCGCTCTCTGACTATGCCAAGGGCGCGATGGAGTGGGGCAAGGGGCTTGGCGAGACGCTGACGGGCGCCTTCTCCTCGGCCGAAAACGCCTTCCGGCAGTTTGTCACCACCGGCAAGTTCGACTTCAGATCGCTCATCTCCTCGATCCTGGCCGATCTTGCGGTGCTCTCGTTCAAACGCGCGGTGCTCGGGCCGATCGCGGATGCGCTGTCCTTTGCCTTTGGCGGCGGGAGCTTTCTGGATGGCCTTGTGGCGCATAACGGTGCCGTTGTCGGCACCAGTGGGTCGACCCGATCCGTCCCCGCCATGGTCTTCGCAGGCGCGCCGCGGATGCATGAGGGCGGCTGGGCGGGTCTCAAGCCCGATGAGGTGCCGGCCATCCTGCAGCGCGGGGAGCGCGTGCTGTCGCGCCGAGAGCTTGCAAGCCAAGGGCGTGCTGGCGGGGCAGTTCCCGGTATCACGGTGAACATCGACGCGCGTGGTGCGCAGGTGGGTGTGGCCGAACAGATCAATGCAAAATTGCGGGCTGCTATCCCGGAAATCGCCCGCATCGCAAAGGAAAGCGTGGCCGACGGCCGGCGCAGAGGTCAGGGGATTTGATTATGGCGATTCCGATCTTGCCTCAGACGCTGGTGACCTCGCTCGAGCGGCGGCTGGTCAGTTCTGTGGCGGAGGCGCGTTCCCCGTTTACCGGCACCTCGCAGATCCAGGATTGGGGGGCCTCGTGGTGGGAGTATCAGATCGAGATGGCGGTGAGCCAAGGGGCCAATGCCCGGCGGTTGTCGGCTTTCTTTGCAGCCCTTGGCGGCCTCAGAGGCCGGTTCTTGTTCCCCGATCCGTCGATTGAGGTGTCAGTGGCGGTGGGTACTCCTTACGTGACCGCAGCCCAAAGTGCTGGTGCATCGACATTGCAAACCACCGCTTGGGGGCTGGGTCTCCGCGCGGGCGACTTCTTCCAACTCGGCGCCGATGTGACGACCCGGCTTTATCAGGTGATTGAGGATGTGGCGCCCGTGGGCGGTGAGGCGGCGCTGTCCTTCGTGCCGTCGCTCAGGTCGGCGGTATCGGCTGGCACCTTCCTTGGCGTTGAGACCCCCTCCGCGCTCCTGCGGCTGACGGCCCCGGTGCCGACGGTGATAGGCCGGGCCGACCAGCACCGCTTCACCCTCTCAGCGCGCGAAGCGCTTTGAAGCTTCGTTCTGTGCAGGCAACGATCTCGAAAGCTCCCCCATGTCGCGTGATCTCACCGCCGCCTTTGCTTCTGCGCTGGCGGATCAGACCCTGCGGCCAGTTATCTTCTTTGAGGGCCAGTTTGCTTCGGGCTGGGTGCGGATCTGGTCAGGCTTGGGAGAGGTGAGCTGGAATGGCCAGACTTGGTCTGGGGCTGGGTCGCTCTTGGGCCTCGGCTCCTTGGATGAGACCGGCGAAGTCGTGGCTGGCGGAACCGCGATCTCGCTCTCTGGCGTGCCGCTCGATCTGGTGCAGATGGCCATCGAGGAAGCGCGGCAGGGATTGCCGGGCCGGATTTGGCTTGGGCTCTTGGCCGAAGATGGCAGCATCATCACCAACCCGGTGCAGGCTTTCTCCGGCCGTCTCGATGTTCCAGAAATCAAGGATGATGCAGACACCTGCACGATCACCATCAGCTATGAAAGCCGTCTCATAGACCTGACCGTGGCGCGGACCTGGCGTTACACCCACGAAAGCCAGCAGGTGCTGTTTACTGGAGATTTGGGGTTTGAATATGTCACCGCGATCCAGGATCGAGAGATCACTTGGGGGCGGGGGTAAAGGGGATGAAACTGTTGTAAAATATGGAGATCAGTGCACTTTATGCACATTTTGAAAATCCCGACACCAGCCGGAATTTTGCAACACTGTGACGCACTTATCCTACGCCTTCCTGCATGCGGAAACTTATTATCACTATATAACAAAGAGATAGAATTTATGCCTATTTTTTAGGCAAAATCTCCAAGCGTCTGATGTCACTCAATTTTTACATCTACCTCTTGCTCCACCCCCAGAGATATCCACAGATTCTGTGGAGTCTTCTCCTCTTGCGCCGGGCGCCTATCTGGCGGCTGGAACGTGAGGGGTGAGTCGATCCAAAGGACATTGCGCCATGCCCCGCATTGACCACTGGGAGCGCAGGCTTGCGGGTGCGATCGACACAGCCCGGGCCCGGCCCTTCGCTTGGGGTCTTAACGATTGCCCGACCTTCGCCTTTGAGACGCGCACGGCTCTGACCGGCGGCGAGGATGTCGCCTCGCTCTGGCGGGGAAAATATTCCACCCATCTTGGCGGGCTTCGCGTCATGCGTCGCTTGGGGTGGCCGTCACTTGAGGCCATGGGTCATGCGCTTTTGGGGGTGCCATGGGATACCCCGCTTTTGGCGCAGCGCGGCGACATCGTGCTCACGGACAGCGGCATTGGCTTCGGCGTCGTGATTGGCGCCACGGCGGTTGGATTAACACCGGAGGGCCTCACCTTTGCCTCGATACGCTCTTGTCGTGTGGCTTGGCCTGTTTGATCCAAACGCGTTTGAGGTCGCTGTCGGGAAGCTGCGCGGCCCAGGCCTCCCCACCCGGACCGCGCATCGGGGCATACGTGGACCCGGAGACCGAGCAGCTTGGGTCACTGCATGGTCCAACGTCACCCCGCATTCGTCTGACAATAGATCGGTTGGCAATTGGTTGATGCGGGGCGCACGGGCTAGCGCCCGCGAACGGCTTATGCAGCGTAAAGCATCGTCAAAAGATTCATTCCTGACGCTCATGTATCACTCATGTCGCAAATTATCTACGATTCGTCGCTGAGGCCGCCGAGCGCCCTCATTCCGGAGCCTTTCCATGCCCTTCATCGTGACAGCCGTCACCGCAGTCGCGGGGGCGATCGGCGGGGTATTGGCGGCTGGCGGGATTGGGGCGGCACTGCTCCGGATCGGCGGCACGCTTCTCTTGTCCTACGCGGCACAGGCCTTGATGCCGAAACCGCAAGCAACGCTTGCAAACCGCACGGTGACGATCCGCGAGCCGGTGGTGCCACGCGATCTCGTCTATGGCCGCACCCGCAAGGGCGGGGTCATTGTCTTCCTGCATGCCTCGGGGCCGGCGGATCAATATCTCGATCTTGTTGTCGTGCTGGCCGCGCATCGCGTCAAATCCATTGGTGCCATCTACTTTGAGGGAGAGATGGCCCTCAATGCAGCCGGCGCCGCGCAGGGCCGCTGGGCCGGGAAAGTTCTTGTTGAGAAGAAACTCGGCGCGGCCGATCAGACAGCCTTCGCGGGCCTGAAAGCCGCGCTGCCTGACAAATGGACAGAAAACCACCGCCTGCGGGGCTGTGCAGCCATTAGGCTGCGGCTCACCTATGACCAGGACGCCTTCCCGGGCGGCATCCCGAACATCACGGTCGATCTCGAGGGCAAGGATGACATTTGGGATCCACGGACGCAACGCGCGGGCTACTCCGAGAACTCCGCTCTGTGTTTGGCCGACTATATGGCGAACCCGACCTGGGGTGTGGGGGCACGGATCGGCGAGGCCGACGGGATCGATGAGATGTCGCTCATTGAGGCCGCCAACATCTGCGACGAGCCCGTCGCCCTTGCCGGTGGCGGCACGGAACCGCGCTACGCCTGCAATGGGGTGATCACGCTGTCCGAGCCCCCGAAGACCATCATCGAAGGGATGCTCTCGTCCTTTGCCGGGCGCTGCGCCTTCTCGGGCGGGACCTGGCGCCTCTATGCAGGTGCGTGGCGGGCACCCGATCTGGCGCTGACGGCAGATCATGTCCGTGAGGGCGGGCTGACGCTGGCGACGCGGGTGACGATGTCAATGAGCTTCAACGCGGTGCGGGGTCAATTTGTCAGCCCCGAGAATGACTGGCAGCCGGATGACTTCCCGGCTTACGCATCAAGCGTTTACCTTGCAGAAGACGGCGGCGAGCAGAAATGGCGCGATATCTCGCTTCCGTTCACCATCTCTGCCGCAATGGCGCAGCGCTTGGCGAAGATCGAGCTTGAACGCGCACGGCGGCAAATGACGGTGCGGCTTTCTGGCAAGCTCTCGGCTTGGGCGGCGACGGTGGGCGATGTGGTGACGCTGTCCTATGCGCGCTGGGGCTTTGCCTCCAAACCCTTCGAGGTGCAGGGCGTGAGCCTTGATCTCACGGCCTCTGGCGATGGGGCATTGCTCCTGCCCGAGCTTGTGCTGCGCGAGACCTCACCCTTTGTTTATGATTGGACGGCCTCAGAAGAACAGATCTACGCCGCGGCCCCGAGGACGGCGCTGCCGAGGGCCCATGACATTCCCGCCCCAGGCCCGCCGCAGGTCACGGAAGAGATCTATGTCACGCGCGATGGCGGTGGGCTGAAGGTTCTGGCCAAGATCACTTGGGCGGCGGCACCGTCTGGTTTTGTGGCCGCGTATCAATTGCAGGCCCGTCGTTCCGAGGCGGCGGACTGGCTTGCCGGGGAATGGCTGGATTATGGGCGCACGGAGGGTTTGAGCCTCGAGATCCGCGACATTGCACCGGGGCTTTGGGACTTCCGGATCAAGGCGATCTCTGTTCTGGGCGTCTCTTCGCCGTGGCAAGAAACTGCAGTGGAAATCCTCGGCCTAACCGCGCCGCCACAGGGGTTGGAGAATGTGACACTGCAAACAGCAGGCGGGCTCGCCATTCTCAAATGGACGCGCTCGGTCGACCCCGATGTGCGCGTCGGCGGCAATATCGTGATCCGGCATTCGAAGGAGGCGACGGCCACTTGGGCCGACAGCTATTCGATGGACCGGGTCTCGGGGGGAGAGGCGATTGCCGTCGTGCCCTTGAAGCCCGGCACCTATCTCTTGCGCGCAGAAGATAGTGGTGGGCGCGCCGGCCCTGAGGTCCGGGTCTCGACCAAGGGGGCGCAGGTGCTGGCTTTCTCGCCCCTGGGCTTTCTGCAGGCTGATCCCGGCTTTGTCGGCGCGCAATCCGGCCTGGCGGTCAGCGGCACGAGCCTGACGCTCACCACGGCAACGGCAAATGGTGTGACGCAGGTCACCGCGATGGAGGGGCAGTACAGCTTCGCCGCCGGGCTCGATCTCGGAGCGGTGAAACGCGTGCGGCTGCGCTCAGAGATTGGGCTTGCGGCCTTGGCGCTGAATGACCGGATCGATGCCAGGACCGCGCTTATGGATGCTTGGGCGGATTTTGACGGGTCGGCCGGCGCAGAAATCGATGTGCTCTTCGAGATCCGCGAGACGGACGACGATCCCGCGGGCAATCCGCTCTGGGGTCCCTGGGGCCGTCTCGATGCCCATGAAATCGAGGCGCGTGCGGTTCAGGCGCGGGCGCATCTCACGACGAAGGACGCGTCTTATACGCCCATCGTCAGTCAATTGCGGCTTTACGCCGACGAGGTCGTTTGAACGCGCTTTGCGTTCCTATGGAGCGCGCCTTCGCTGCCGCTCAGTTCCGCCTCAAACGCGAACGCCCGCATGTCTTTTTGAGCAAGAACGGAAAACGCTGATATGCCCCAGACATCCAGCTTCGTGATCGCGAATGACGCGGGCGCGGCCGTTCGCGCCCGGATCAATGAGATTTTTGCGGCGCTGCAATCGACAAGTGCTGGGGCCTTGGCGCCGTCGGCCACGGTGGCGGGTATGCTCTGGGTCGACACCTCGGTCTCGCCGCCGGTCTTACGGCGGCGCAATGCCACCAACACCGGTTGGGATGCGCTTTTGGATGCGGCGGGCAATCTGGCGGGTTTGGCAAATACGGCCGTGGCGCGGGCAAACCTTGGGCTTGGCTCCATGGCCCAGAAATCCGCCGCCGACTATGATGCGGTGATTGCGGAAAAGGCCGCACTCTCTGGGGCCACCTTCACCGGGGTGGTAACGGCGCCAAACTTCGTCTCTTCGTCCGATGCCCGGCTCAAGACCGAGGTCGAGACCATTGTGGGGGCACTGGCCCTTCTCGGATCCTTGCGCGGGGTGCGCTTTACCATGGATGGAAGCCGACAGATCGGGGTGATCGCGCAGGAGGTGGCGACCGTGCTGCCCGAAGTGGTGCGGGCGGATGCGCAAACAGGCCAGCTCTCGGTGGCTTACGGCAATATCACCGGTCTCTTGATCGAGGCTGTCAAAGAACTCGCGGCCCGCGTGGCGGATTTGGAAGGACGGTTACTATGAGCGAAGGCGATGGGTTTATCGAGACGATCAACACGCTCTTTGGCGGGGCGGTGACCACGTTGATCGGGGCCTTCACCGGGCGGCTCATGTGGCATTCTGGCGAAGTGAAGCTTGGGCGGCGGCGCTTTTTTGGCAAGGAACTCCTTTGGGAAATCCCTGTGGCTGTCGGCATGGCGCTGATCGGCGAGGCGGCGGCGCGCTACATCGGGCTCTCGCAGCCGGTCTCGACAGGGTTTGTGGCGACATTGGCCTATCTTGGGCCGCGCGGAGCGGAGGCATTGCTGACCGCTTGGATTGGGCGGAAGAAATAACCTGCCCAAATTGGGCAGAGCGCAAGATAGCTTCACCTGGTAGCGGTAGGGCGCTAACGTCGCCAAAACAAAACGCAGGGGCCGGGACGTGCAGCACGAGAAAATCTACAGCATCTTCGGCCAAATGCTGGCCTTTGCCGTTTTGGGCCTGATGTTTTGTTCCGTCTATTGGACTCTTCACGGGTTGATAGGGCTATCGGCGCCCTTGCTTGGGCAAACTGGTAGCCTCTTTCTCGGATTGGCCGGAATTCCACTCTTGCTTATCATAGCAAGACGAAGCGTTAGCTTGGCTTTGGTCGTATCTTTGCTGATCGCTGGGGTGGATCGCGCCTATTATCGGGGTGTCGACTACCCGTTGGCGAATAGCGTGATTGCGGGCCTCTGCTTTGTGATTGCAGCGGTCATGTTGATCGGCGTCCTGTCGGAGCGCAGGAAGTTTGCCAACAAGGCCCTGCCGAAAGTGCTGATGGTTGTTTTGGGATTGGCCTTTCTGCTGCCAGCGGGGCTCATCGCCAAAGTGCTGACCATGCTGCGGATCCTCCCCCAAAGGTCGGACAGCGAATAGGCCAAGGCGGTTTGATGATCTGCCTGCTTGGCGGTTGAGCCGTTCCCCGATCGTCCATCGCGTCCCCAGAATAGTCTGCCGCCGAGAAATAACGCCGGCGACACCACGCCAACCCAGAAAGAACGCCGTCCCATCACCGGGGCGGCGTTTTGCATTCTACGGGAGAACCCCATGACGCCTTTTGACATTGCGAAGAGTTACATCGGTACGACCGAGGGCGCAGGCACCGCCGACAATCCCAAGATCATGGAGATGTATGCCTCGGTTGGTCAGGCCCATGTGGAGCATGATGATGTGGCTTGGTGCGCGGCCTTCGTCGGGCATTGCCTCGAGAAGGCGGGCATTCGGTCAACGCGCCGGCTGAACGCGCGGTCCTATCTCGACTGGGGTGTGCCGGTGGAGATCGCGGAGGCCCGGCAAGGCGACATCGGCGTCATCCCCCGCGGCAGGTCTGGTTGGCAGGGGCATGTCTTCTTCATCGACCGTGTTGAGGGGCAATGGGTCTGGGGCCTTGGCGGCAATCAGGATGATGCGGTCAGTGTGAAGCGTTATCCGGCTTCAAAGCTTTTGGGTGTTCGCCGTGCAGGGAATGTTGCACCTGCCGTGACGATGCCGGTCGAGGCGGTGCAAAGGCGCCTGAACGCGCTCGGCTATCACGAGGTGGGTCAGATCGATGGAAAGATCGGGTGCCGCACGCGGGCTGCCATTCTGGCCTTCCGGCAGGATAACGACCTCAGCCTAGTGCCCATCATCGATGTCGCGCTTACCGAGGCGCTGGAAGCCGCCTCGCCCCGCGAAATCGCGCCCGCGCGTGCAGCTGGCACTCCTGCCAAGAGCCGCATCATCACGGCAGCCAATGCTCAGGTTGGGCTTGGCGTGCTTGGCGCGGCGGGCTCGATCGGGAGCCAGATTGCGCCGGCCCTGATTGAAGCCGAACATGCCCGTGAAACAGCCGGGCGCCTGTTCAACCTGATCGGGCTTGAGACTTGGCTTGCGAGCGCGCTGCCGTGGATCGGAGCGGCCGTGTTCCTCGGGGTGATCTTCTATGCCCTGCGCGCCCGCGCGGCCCGGATCGAGGATCACAGGTCGGGGAAAACGCCATGACCGTGTTTGTCACGCGGATCTTCGCCGCCATCGGTCGCCGGGCGGCGCTGTGGATGGCGTTGATCGTGATCTTCTTTACCGCTTTGCGCCTTGCCGTCCGACAGGGTCGTCATGCGGCCAAGGCCGACTTTGCCATCCGCCACGCCGAGGCCCGGATCCGGGCGCTGCAAACCTCACAGGAAACCCGTCATGACATTCAAAACGCTGACCGTGCTGATCTTGAGCGCCGGGCTGACCGCTGGATGCGCGATTGATCCACGAGGGGAGCGGGACGACTGTGATTGGGCAGAGCCGATCAGACCCTCGCGCGCGGATGTTCTCTCAGACGGCACTCTGGCGCAGATCGTTGCCCATAATGAGGTCGGTGCCCGGCTTTGCGGGTGGGCGCCATGACCAACACGCATCTTCAGGAAGGACCGGTCATCCTGATCGGCTACGAATACCGGCTGCAGCTTCAGGCCGATGCAGAGCTCTTTCCTCAGGGCGCCAGTTTTGCTGGGCAGGTGCGCAGCACGATCAGCGCGGCAGCGGTCCTGGCGGAGCTTTCGACGGCAACGGGCAGCGTGCTGCGCCTCGACGCGCGCACCCTCGAGATCATTCTGTCCCCCGCAATTACAGCTGAGCTCGCCCCTGGAATGGTCGTGCTGGATCTGGTGCGTTCCGATCTAACACCAGACCGGCATCTCGGCTTCGTACTGGAAATCCCCGTGGTCTTGCCGGTGACGAGGTACCCCGTCCCTGGGGGGCTCTAAGCGATGACAGACGCGCTTGAGCTTCGGCCCCTGACCGGGCCGATCCGCCTGCATCTGACCTCAAGCGAACCGATCAGACTGCGCGTTCTGTCTGGGCCAGTGGCTGTGCGGCTTCTCGGCCAGCCCGGGCCCCAAGGCCGAACGGGTCTGCAGGGGGACAAGGGCGATCAGGGCACGCCCGGCGTGACCATTCTGCCCACTGACACCCCGATCACCGGAGGCTTCTTCTGATGGCCAATACCATCCAACTCAAACGCCGGATCTCAGGGCTCGCTGGCGCGCCCGCTGCTCTGAAGTCAGGTGAACTCGCCCATAACGAGGTCGATGACACGCTTTATGTCGGCAAGGGGGATGACGGGGCGGGTAATGCAACCTCCGTCATTCCGCTCGCCGGCAAGGGCGGTTTCGTCGATCTGACAGGCGCGCAGACGATTGGTGGGGCCAAGACCTTCACATTGGTCCCGAAATCCTCCCAAGACGCCAGCGCTGCGTCTGATCTCATCCGCAAATCGCAACTTGATGGCTTGCTTGCGGGGAAAGCCCCCCTGGCTTCGCCAGTCCTGACCGGAACTCCAAGCGCCCCAACGGCAGTATCGGGGACAAACAGCACGCAAATCGCCACCACCGCCTTCGTGCAACAGGCCACTGCTGCCTTTGGCCCCGGCGATATGCTGAAATCCACCTATGACACCGACAATGACGGCAAGGTCGATGCGGCCGAGGTGGCTGATGCTGCACCTTGGGCCGGGATTACCGGCAAGCCGACAAGCTTTCCGCCCGCGACCCACCCGCATGTCGTGAGCGATGTGACGGGCCTGCAAGCGGCACTGGATGCGAAAGCGCCGCTTGCTTCCCCCGCGCTGACCGGAACGCCGACGGCGCCCACAGCGCTCTTGGGCACCAACACGACGCAGCTGGCGACGACGGGGTTTGTGGCTGCGGCCATCGGGGCGCTGATCGATGCAGCCCCGGGCGCCATGGATACTTTGAACGAGCTAGCGGCCGCTCTCGGGGATGATCCGAGTTTTGCTTCCACCGTGACCAACGCGCTGGCGGGGAAACTGGCTTCTGCTTCAAACCTTGCCGATCTGCCGAACAAGGCCACATCGAGGACGAATTTGGGGCTTGGCTCACTTGCCACGCAGGCCGCGAGCAGCGTCGCGATCACGGGTGGGACGATCGATGGCATTGCGCTTGATGGGGGGACGTTCTGAGCCATGGCCAACACGCTTCTAGTCAAGCGCACGACGGTCGCGGGCCGGGTGCCGACCACCGCACAGCTTGCGGCCGGGGAGCTTGCGGTCAATGTGACCGACGGCAAGCTCTTCCTCAAACGCGTCTCTGGCGCTGAAACGGTGGTGGAGCTTGGGCAAACCGGGCCTCAGGGGCCAGCCGGTCCTGTAGGGGCAACTGGTCCGGCGGGGCCACAGGGCGCAACAGGCGCCACGGGACCACAAGGTCCTGCGGGCACAAATGGCTCTCCCGATACCGCAGCGCAGGTGCTGGCAAAGCTCATCACGGTCGACGGCGCGGGCTCCGGTCTTGATGCCGATCTTCTTGATGGCAGCCACGCCAGCGCCTTTGCCTTGCTGGCAGGCGCCACCTTCACCGGCACGGTGACCGCGCCGAACTTTGTGTCGTCCTCAGACGCGCGACTCAAATCCGACATCGCCGTGGTCCCGGATGCACTTCAGAAACTGCGGGCGCTGAGGGGCGTCACCTATCGCATGGCCGGGTCTGAAGCCCGCCAGATGGGTCTCATTGCCCAAGACGTGCAGGCGGTTGCCCCGGAAGTGGTGGTCGTGACGGAGGGTGTGCTGCGTCTCGCCTATGGCAATCTCATCGGCCTCCTCGTCGAGGCCATCAAAGACCTCGCATCTGAGGTCGATCAGCTCAAAAGGACCGCCCCATGATCGAGACCGGGCTTTATGCCATCACGAACTGCGGCGTGCCGCGCCATTACGCGGTCGATGTCAAACCGGGCTATGCCGGGCTTGCGGTCTTTGTGCCTACCAGCGAAGGCACAACTGCGGGCATGGCGGGTATCATGCTCTGGGCTGATCTGCGCACCTATCTCGAGACCCCGCCCGATTTTGGCAACGCGGCAGGCTTTGTCGACACGCGCAATGACGAGGTCTTTGTCCCGGACCTGCCTGGCACGGCGCATGGCGGGGTTTACAAGGGGCGCTCTTACATCTTTGCCTCAGGCATGAACGGGCTCGATGAGCTCGTTGACTTCTCGCTTCTTGATATTGCGGTGGGGCTGAATGCCCAGCCTTTGCCCTGGCGCAACCGCTTCGCCCAGACCGCCCGAGAAAAGGTCGACACCTCCTTCCGGCACCGTGCGCGTGAGCGCCTCTCCAATGCCATGGTGGTGTTCATGCCGATCGCTGCCCCCTTCGATCAAACCCGCATTGAGGTGCTCTGCGAGGGCGATCCGATCCTGCTGAATGGCACAGTGCTCGCCGGCCGAGTCCCTGATGCCGACATCCCGAAGGACGGGGTGTGGTTCAAGCAGTTCTACTTCCATGCGGTGGCAGATGGCCCAGCGGGGGAGGTCTTGACCGTGCCCGCCGGCGGACGGGCAGAGGTTCCCGTTCATTTGCGCTGGAACAAGGACGCATCTCCTTGCGCCCATGCCATGACGCTCAGGCTTGAGAGCGATGCGGGCTATCTGCCAAGCCGGCGTCTTCACACAGACGAAACCGGCCAGGCTCGTTTTGCAGTCGAGGCCTTAGGGCTGACGGCGGGCGAGCGCATCACCGTCAAGATCAACACCGAGCATTACACCGCCATTGGCAAGATCACCTTGGAGGTCGTGTGATGGAGATTGCGACCACGAGCATGATGCAGGTGATTTATCCTACCTTTGTCCTGCACAAGCATTGGGACATGCCTAAGGGGTTTAACGATCGCCTTTCCGCGCTGGCGAAAGAGGACACGGAACGCAACCGCATCAGGGACCCCCGAGATCCGCGCACCTCAGGGGACATGACCAATCACCTAGGCCATCTGCGCCACAACTTTCTGATGGACAGCAAAGACCCTGTGATCGCGATGCTGGCTCAGATGGCAGCGGCTGGCGTGCGCGAGTATCTGCAGCTCGCTTACGGCTATGACCATGCCGGAGAAATCCGCATGATGGCGGACAGCTTCTGGCAGCGCCGGGCGCAGCGGGAGAATCTCGGGATTCACACCCATACGCATCCCCAGACGGACATTGTCTGCACCTACTATCCGCGGGTCATATTGGACCAAGATTGCCCGGACACATCGCAGCTCCATCGCGGCGCTGTGCGGTTCTATGATCCGGCCAATGTCGGCAAGCGGCTTTGGCCCTGCCGAAACCCTGACGTTTACGTCAGCGGATGGTATGCGGTCGAGCCGCGCACTGGGTCCATGCTTATCTTCGAGGGGCATGTGCCCCATGACAGCACCTACTTCGAGGGGGAGGAGCGGATGTGCATTCCGGTCCTGTGCAACCTCGATCTTCCCAACTCCCATTGCAAGGTCGGGCTTCGCGACATTCTCGCGGCCCAAAGAGAAGGAGGCTCTCATGGCCTATAAAGTTGGCACCACCATCGTGATCGACGATCAGGGTTTTGTGCCCTGGTCACGCATCTCTGGGGCACCGGCGGCGGGTTTGACACCCGGCGAATACACCAAGACCGCCGCAGAATACAAAGCTGTAGGTGCAGGTAACCTCTCGAGCACCGCATATCTGGGTGTTGAATATCAGCCCGACATGACGTTCCACGATGTCTATGTGACGACCTATTCGAACTGCAACTGCAACTGTGCCTGCCGGTGCTGACGATGGAGGTTCATAGCAGGAGCGTCGAGCTCTGGCCTACCCGCGTTAGCTTCTTCGAGACGCCTGTCGATTGGGAGGTGAACCGACAGGTGGCGGATGAGGCCATTGCGGCTGTGAAGGGCAATACCACGCGCCTTTCTGCGGCCGAGCGCCGGGTGCGGGGAATTCTCGAACGCAGTGATGCCGGCCAAGCCCTGAAGTCCCACCTCTTTGCCTGCGCGCGCGCCGTGCTCGGTCCCTGGGCCCCGTGCCTCGACCCCGACCATTGCGAACACCGCGCCTTGGTCATCGGGCCCGGTGGCTTCATCTCGACCCACAAGGACAGCCGCGAGGGGGACCTCACTTGCGTGCACTTCCTGACCGGTAGCGGGGTAGGGCAGCCGGTGAACTCTGTCGGCACCCCGCGCTTTGTGATTGAGGATCCGTCGCGCTACTTCGATGAGGGACGGCTGCCCTATGAGAGCCGCCATGGCTACTCGGTCAATCCGCGACCGGGGCTCTCGGTCTTCTTCCCCTCCCACATTCCCCACAACCAGCACCCCTATGAGGGGAGCGCGCCGCATGTGCAGGTCGTCGCGAACTTCCGCGTCAATCTGCCCGTGGCGATCGAAGAAAGGCTTTTTGACTGATGTGGTTTGATCTGACGTTGGAAGCGCGGGATGGCAGCCGCCATTCCGTCCGCTACAACCCGCACACTTCGGAATGCGAGGGGCTGCCACTGCCTGTTAACCCGGGAACCTTCGCGCAGGTCGCCCGTGTGGCCAAAGACAAGCCCCTGGGCAAATCCCGTGCGCCTCTGGTGCTCAAAATCCAGCTGGGCCTGTCGTGCAACTATGCTTGCACCTATTGCAGTCAGGCCTTCCAGATCGCGGATGCCACGGTCTCGAGGCTGGCGGATGTTGAGCACTTCTTGACCCAGCTTGACGGCTGGATTGCCCAAGCCCCAGAAAAGATTGAGCTCTGGGGCGGAGAGCCATTTTTGTATTGGGCCAAGATCAAGCGGCTGATCCCGGCGCTGGCGGAGCGGTTCCCGACGGCAGCCTTCTCAATCATAACCAACGGATCCCTCCTCGACCGCAAAAAGCTCGACTTCATAGCCGCGCATGACCTCGCCATCACGATCTCGCATGACGGGCCGGGGCAGCATCTGCGAGGGCCGGATCCGCTTGATGATCCCGACAAGCGGCGCTGGATTGAAGCCCTGCTGGCCGAGCGGCCGGGCAGGACTGGCTTCAACGCGGTGCTGACGCGCCAGCATCACGACCTTCGGGCCCTCAAGTCCTGGTTCGCCGAAAAGGTCGGGCCCGACATCTTCGTCGGGCTCGAGGGCGTGGTGAATGTCTATGACGCGGCGACCGCCATCGGGACAGGGCGGTTCGATCCCGCGGAGCTGAACAGCCTGACGCGGTCGATCTTTGAAGCGCTGGTCGAGGACCAGAATGCCTTCGGCCTTGGGGAACGCATCAACGAGTTCTATGCCTCGATCCAGCGTCGGCGGCCAATCGAAGCCCTTGGTCAGAAATGCGGTATGGACAGCCCGGACGCCATCGCAGTTGATCTTCGCGGCAACGTCATGACCTGCCAGAACACCGGGGCAAAGGGGGCCCACAAGATTGGGCATGTTGCCGACTTTGACGCCATCGCGCTTGATACCGCGACACACTTTGCGTTTCGGGAGGAATGCATGGCATGCCCTGTCGTTCAGCTCTGCAAGGGGTCCTGCATGTTCCTCGAAGGGGACTTCTTCAAGCAGTCTTGTGCCAACGAGTTCGCGTTTAACATGGGGATCATGATGGCGGCATTATGGCATTTGATGGGGATGGTGGTGGTCGGGTTGAAGGCAAGATCGGGCGAGAAAACGGCGCAGGTTACGCTGGCCGGATAACTCTGGTCTGGATCAAGGCATGAAGATGCTCACGAAGCCTGCTCGGCACATCTCCTCCACGGATGATAACGCCGGCTTCCATGTTTTTTTCGAGTGCGTGTCCAGTAAGGTTCGCGCTGGTCAAGAATGCCGAATTGCCGTCAGCGACAGCCACCTTTGCGTGAACCCTTCCTTCGACAAACGGATAGGGTCGGTCAGTCCAGACATACAAAGACGCCGAAGGAACACAGCTTCGCATCGTCGAAACGGGATCGACGGACAGGCTCCCGCCATGGCTGGTGGATGTCTCCAACAGTATTCTGGTGTCAATTCCGCGAGTGTGTCCGCCATCAGCACCCTTGGGACAGTTTGGCGTGATTGCGTAGCGGAGGGTTTGCGGCTCATCTTTACCCCAGTTGGAGTTGAAGATGATGAAGAAGCCCGTGACTACGAAGGCCCCTGCCGAGCAGGTCGTGAAGGACATCCGGCGTGCGACGCGCAAGTTGCATTCGTCCGAGGAGAAGATCCGGATCGTGCTATCCGGCCTGCGTGGCGAAGACAGCATTGCCGAGTTGTGCCGCAAGGAAGGGATCGCCCAAAGCCTTTATTACAGCTGGTCGAAGGAATTTCTCGAGGCTGGCAAGAAGCGCCTGGCCGGTGACACAGTCCGGCAAGCGAACACCGGCGAAGTAAAAGACCTGCGCGCTGAGGCAATGGCGCTGAAGGAACTGGTGGCCGACCTCAGCCTCGAAAACCGCTTGCTCAAAAAAAACATGAGCGGGGCTGGGGGAGACCAAGAATGAGATACCCAGCCGCCGAAAAGCTTGAAATCATCCGGCTGGTGGAGCAGTCGCATCTGTCCGTCAGGCGCACCCTGTCCAAGATCGGCATCCCGCCCACCACATTCTACCGCTGGTATGACCGCTTCGTCGAACAGGGGCCCGAGGGGTTGGAGGACAGGCCCTCTTCCCCTTCCCGGGTCTGGAACCGGATCCCCGAAGCGGTGCGGGATCGGATACTGGACCTGGCGCTCGAGGAGCCGGAACTGTCGCCGCGCGAACTAGCCGTGAGGTTCATTGATACGGAAAAGTATTTTGTGTCAGAGGCTTCAGTTTACCGCCTGCTCAAATCCCACGACCTCATCACCAGCCCCGCCTACGTCGTCATCAAGGCGGCGGATGAGTTCAAGGACAAGACGACGGCGCCAAACCAGATGTGGCAGACTGATTTTACCTATCTCAAGGTCATCGGCTGGGGCTGGTTTTACCTGTCCACGATCCTCGACGACTACTCCCGCTACGTCATCGGCTGGAAACTCTGCGGCAACATGCGGGCCGAGGATGTCACCGACACGCTCGACATCGCCCTTGCCGCATCAGGCTGCGACAGTGCCAAGGTTCTGCACAAACCTCGGCTTCTCAGCGATAATGGCTCGTCCTACATCGCCGAGGATCTGGCCAAATACCTCGAGGACAAAGGCATGGCGCACGTCCGCGGGGCGCCGATGCATCCCCAGACCCAAGGCAAGATCGAACGCTGGCACCAGACCCTCAAGAACCGCATTCTCTTGGAAAACTACTTCCTCGAAGGCGAACTTGAGGCCGCCATCGCCGCATTCATCGACCACTACAATAACCATCGCTACCACGAGAGCATCGGCAACCTCACCCCAGCTGACGTCTACTTCGGCCGCGGCGAAACCATCTTGGCCGAAAGGAGGCGCATCAAACAGCAGACCATCAAAAACCGCCGCTTGAACCATCAGCGTCAAGCAGCATAACCTGAAACCGATGAGCCCGAGCTCTCCGCTCCAAAATCAGGCCGCCTGTTCCAAATCTTTCGACGACGGACAAAAGCGCCATCTTGGGCGTTGACAGCAGGATGCCTGCTGTTTCTAGTGGGTAAAGTTGTCTGACAACTTGTCAAAACATCAGGGAGGATGGAATGAAAAAGATCATCACCACGCTGGCTGCC